TTCAGTGCGATTAATATGTAAGCTACGTAATTGTTTAATGCCTTGCTCAAACTTTTGTAGTGCTAATTGTGCTGCCTGCATGTCACCACGGAACTGATAAACGTAATACATAGCGCCATCTACTATGACATAGCGATACTGCTCAGGTAGCGTAGGTACATCTGTAGCAAGCTCTAGATCATAGCCTGTACGAAAGTATTCATATACTACTTCATATTCTTTATCGGGAGTAGGATAAAAGATCAACTCTCTGCTAGGTGTACGTACAACATGCGTTGGTGTATTTCTTATACTTGTGGTAGAGTTATACTCAGTATCTGCATACTTGTCAAGCCATTCTTCATAGGTTAGTACTTTTAGTTTGACTGTACCTACGTTAAGAGCGTCATCACGCTTGATGCGGAAGGTGTTCATGTTAATAGTTTTACTATCATAAGGCATACTATAACGTACTTCGCCAGGAAGGAGTACCTCTGTCTCTTCTACGTGGTTCCAGGGCCACTCAAACTCTTCCTGATTGACATGGCGAATAGAAGCGTTAACAGAATCCTTAGCAAAGCTGTAGTAACCTGTAGCTGTAGGAAAGTTAGCACTCGTAAGTTCTACTTCATTAAGACGGCGGTTGATGTCGTTAACTAGGCTAATGTAATCGTATGCCATTATTACTTCTCCTTAACACGTACAAAGATAGACCGCTCATACTGCAAGCCTTCTACAGAAGTAACCTTACACGTAATGGTATACCGCACGTTGTTAGTTCCTAAAGATAGTCGAATGGTGGCTACGGTTAGTGTATTTGTTTTCTGTACCATCTGCAAGCCATTTACTACGCCTGCAGCATTTACCTCAGTCTTGACCCCAGAAGCATCGTCAATATACCACGTTACACCAGCGATACTATCATCACCCAAGAAACGTGACCAATCTACACTGTAGTCTAATATCTCATCTTTATCTTTATCAGGCCATTTGTATGACATTAGTATGTTCCTTATGCTGCTATACGGACAACTCTGTCCGTGTTAGGAGCCTCAATGTGTACGGTTCTTTGTGCATTGTCTGCAGTAACAAACACAGTAAATCGCTGGGGCGTAGCTTCTATGTAGACTACCCTGTTCCTGCTATAACTATCCTTAAGTGAAGCGTAGTCAAACTGCTCAGCAATCACATCAGTTTGTTTGGTTTTGATGCTTAGTGCTACAGAGCTAATATCGAATATGTTAACAGTACGAGTTTCAACAATACCCACGTTAACGTTAGCTGCTACACCTACAGGTAATACTACAGCCTTAGCGATAGTCTCTGTGTTACCAAGTGTAATAGAGAGCGCTGGGCTTGTCACGCCTGTATTTGCTAAGGCTGAGACTGTAGTTGTACCTATATGACCCTGAGAGTCAACCCCTGAAGGTAATACATTAGCTTTAGCAATAACAATAGTTGTGCCTAAGGAAGCTGTAGCGGATACAGATCCACTAAGTGTTACAGCCTTGGCTACTGTTACAACACTACCTACTGTAGCAGTAGATGTAACACCTAAGATAGGAGTGTTAGCTGCAGATACTGTTACAACAGAATTAGTGGATGCGGTGGCAGCTACACCCTGAACGTCAAAGCGTGTCTCTGCAGTACTAGCAAAGGCGTTAATCGAAAAGGCTGAGCTACCAAAGATCATCAATCAGCATCCTGTATAGTGAGCGTCCCAGCCTCGACCTGACGCATGATCTCAGCGTAGTGCCGATTGGCTGGGTCCATGGGGACAGATAGTTCTTGTCCGTCGATGGTGGTTTTTATGGAGGTGTTGCTGCCGTCTCTTTGCTGGTACACGGCGTTTAGAATGTTCATCTGGTTCATATCTCTGCATCCCACTCAATGTATCCGTTTGCATCATCTATTGTTAGTGCTGCTGCAAAGCCTACTGTCCTTGCAGTAGGAGAAGTTACGTTTATCTCACTTTGCCTTACAGTGCCTGTATTGGACGCAAAATTACTCGGAGCTTGGTCAAAAGGCTCAATATCAAAAGTACTCATTGCGGTATTACCTAAAGTAGGTACTGCTCTCATGTAAACGGGGTGTTGGAATACTGCTCGTATAGATGTTGAGGTGTTAAACAATGCACTTGTAGAAGCCCGACAAAATGCGGCAGCACCTCCATCTATACGATAATAATACCGCTGACACCTCGCCAACTCATCCCCATAGCTGCGATGCTCGAATGGGGTGGCTGTGTCGCCTACTTCTAGCTGGACGCCTGTGATTTGCCAGTAGTTTGAGGTACTGTCCGCTAGATTAACATTACCAACATAACGATTAGCGGTTACTTGTGCTTGCCATGTGGTAGCTAAAGTACCAGACGTGAAATCTGATCCAGCAGCCAAAACAAACTCAAGCTGTATTGACACTCCATTATCGTTAGTGAAGCCCGATACAGTGTCTCCATCAATGGTTAAGGTTTTATATTCCCATGTATCTGCGACATCTACTGTGTATGCTTTTGAAATATGACGGTCTGCATCACCATTATAAAACCAAGCAATATAAGTACCTGTTTTGTTTGACTTTACCCAAAAAGAAAGTGTCAAATTTTTTGCACTAGACGTCCCAAACGCTGTTTGTTGTAAATCTTGGCCTTCAAGTCTAGTCATTAAGCGCAGAGAGTGATTTGCGCCTAAAGAAGATGCTGCCGTAGTTACTGCAATTTTATATGATGAGGCAAAACCGTCTGGAGCAGAGGTGTCTTGCGTTACATCTGTAACAAAAGAGGGGCTACCACCTTCACTCCATCGCCATCTGTCAAGAGTATAATCAGAACCTCCGTTTGTAAGTCCTGTAAAGCTCGTCCCACGCTGCGCCACCTGCATGGCACCATTGATAATCAGGTTGCGGTTAGACAAGGCACCATCGTCATATGCGTTACCTAGGTCTGCTAGTCCTCGTGCCTTACTCATTGCTTATTCTCCCAACAGAGTTGCCAAGTCCAACGCCTTGAGTTCATCAGGGGTAGTAGCAGCAGCCAAACGTGCATCGTCTGTGATGTCACGAAGTGTAGCCTTCTGCGCAGCAATAGCATCTGCACCTGTGCCAGCTTCCAGTGCCTTCATGTACTCTACATCCAGAGCATCAAGACGTGGCTTACGTTCAGCACGAAGGTTATCCTTGTGGATAGCCAGTGCCGCTGTCATGTCTACGTCAACAGCATCACCGTTGAACTGCCATGCGCCACGGAATGTGCGGTCTGTTGGTACTGTAAGAGATGATGCCTCACGGACATCACCGTTGATATTGATGTAAGTGGTCATGCTGCCATCTCCATTTCAGTTTGGTTAATCTTCCACGCATTACGGAAGCTACGATCCGATGGGATCAATTCTACAGGTACAATCTTTAGGACTGACCTGTTGCCTTGGTAATCACGCCAGACTTGTGGCGGGATGTCTTTCTGAATGAGGTACTCAATAGCCTCTTCTTCTGTCATAGGACCGATAGGCTTGGCATACGGATGCTCTTTAGGCTGTCCGTCTGGTACGTCTCTATCACGAAGGTATGTGTCGATGGGCGGCAGGATGTTGCCAGCCAGTGCCGCAGCCATCCAGTTAGGGTCAGGGACAAGCACCTTGGCAGGTTCGTCAGGTGTGGCGGGGTCTTCAAACAGCACACGATACTTAGACTGCACAGGCTTCAAGCGTGACTTGGCTTCTAGTAGGCGTTCCCAGAGGTGGCTCATGCTAGGTCACCTCTTGTAGTTCCCACAACGTATGACGTATCTGATGCTGCGTGACTGCTATTTGCGGTATATATTTCTATTGTTGAAGCTGAACCACTTGAAGAACGTGAAGTATGAAAGTTACCGCTCCAGCAAACATGCGCCCCATTATTTGCGTTTAATGCAGTAGTTAAGTTTATGTCATAGTCACCAGTGCCTTGGTCGTACAAACTAGATGCATTTAAGCTGTTAGTTATTGATATAGTTCCTGTGCCATCGAACACACACCAGCACTTTTCAGACCCATTGACGACATAGCCAGTGCCTACGGATGTTGTGCCATCAGAGATGTTTGATACGTTTAAGGTACTCATGCTAGGTCTCCGTGGGCAGAATATGACATGCCGTTGCTGTCATAAATAGTTTCATCACCAGTTAAAAAGCGCATTTGGTGATTGTCGGCGGGATTTGAGGAAGCTGCAGTCTCTGTCCTACCTCTGTTGTTGCTACCGTAAATAGTCGCAGTACAGCCATAAGTGCTACTGTACTCACCAGCAATTAAGTCGTTTGTAAAGTTTAGCGTAACTACTCCTGTGCCGTTATCCGTCATTGATGCTACGTTAAAACTATCATTTACAACATTTGAACTATAGTTTTGAAATTGCGCCCAAGCCGCCGCAACCCCTGAGACTGCACGACTAGCTGTTTCACCCGTGGCTTGGATGTTTGTGACCTTTAAAGTACTCATGCTAGGTCTCCGTGTACTGTAACCGAACAATGTTCTCTGTCTTGGTCAGTGGCAC